AGATGTTGAGCGCAACTTGGCACCCAACAAATCAAAGTCATCAACATCATTGACACTCCAAACCTTCATCTTAATACCATACTTCGCGAAAAAATCGACAAGCTCCTGATTGTCTACATCTTCTTCCGCTCTCCACTCAACATCATCACCTACACCTGACACGTCCCAGGACGAAAAACTTATCCCGCGTTGACAACAAAACTCAGACATGATCATCATTATTGACAAGAAGTCAATCTCACTAGTACTCACTACCCCACTACAGAGCCCCGTGGTGACCTTCGAGAAGGTAACACCGTCCTCACTTGCGTAAGCTATAACCGGGTTTTGCTCAGCGAATTGGAAGTCAGGGCCCAATGGTTTTGAAACCAATTGGTCCCTCACCCTTCTAACTCTTCTGAGTATCGGCGTCGATAAAGTCCTATCCAACTTAGAGGCATCCATCTGTTTGTAAAATTTCCCAGGTGATTTCCAGAACAAGTCTGGCAACATAGACCTAGGATCTCTCTCTTTTAGAGTGATACCTGCTGTCGTCATAGAGCGATTGAAATCATCATATGACTCCTTACTCTCCAAAAACTGCGACAAAGGTTGAACAAAATACGTTCTGTAATTTTGTAAAACAACTTTATCTCTCTCGGAAACTTCCTCCTTTACCGCCACTTTTGTGGCATACTTCAATGCACCTTTTTGCTGGGTTGATGTCATATCATCCCACGCAATCTTAGATGGCATAGAAGCATACCACGCTCTATAAGTGTGGTCTTCATCGTACATACTGAGATACACATCTTGCTTTTTCCTCCCACAATAGCCGAATCCAGCACTGGTATTAAGGTCTGAACGTAACAAGACCTCTTCACCAGATAGTGCCCTACCATAAACTCCACGCACCCTTAAGTATTGTAATACTGCAGCCTCCGCTTCATTGGAAACATCTGACAAATTTGTTTTTGAATAATCCTCTATAGAGTGTTGAACACTCCACAGTGGGTTACACATAACATATTTTTCAAACGGTTCGTTTCCATAAAATTCCTTGATGAAGCGAGCTATAGTACTATCTAACCTAAGTCGGCCCGGTGCGCGAGCCTTGAGGGCACCTACTGAAAATGTTGCAGGGGGTTGACCAGCACGCCCTTGCGCTGGTCTTTCCCCTTGAGGGCAGCAGAATGCCACCCTACAACCTTCCACACATCCAAATGTAACTGTTGGACAAGTGGGGATCCACTATCTCCTGCTCGACTCTCCATTGAGTAGTGCAACATGCCATCTTTGACAACTCCCTGCACTACAAAACTCGCAGAATCCGCCATCGCGTAAACAACCTTGTCAGACTCATACTCTCCAAGAGCTATAGTCTTACAAGTGAATTTCGTTGGCCATGACAACACCATACCATCCTGGGGGGTCATAGAATCACCTCCAGGGACAACAACGGTCACCTTGTGACTAGTCGTTTTGTCACCCTTAGTGATCTTGATATCAACTTCGTCCCCTTTATTGATTGTGGCTTGGAAATGCTTGGCACCTACGGTAATAAGGAAACGTTTGTCACCCTTAAATACCGCAGTACCCATGCAAACAACACCACCTATCTCAATCTTCAGAACACAACGCGATATCAACGCCCTCTGATGGTCCGTCATCACTACCGCACTCTGCGGTGTATATAGATCTGTGAGACACAATGGACAGAAAAAGCACTTGTCACCAGCTGATGTGTAATAATCTTTGGCAATTGAGCAACAAGAGTTACTGCACTCTTCATGAGGCATGTGCTCTATAGACTCTCTCAAACCATAGACATCATCAACATAACGGTCTCTAACCTCTTTGTCCATACTCGCCCAATCTGGGTTGGCGCGGGCGGACTTATCATAGAGATCAAACCACTCTTGTGACTTCTTCTGCTTCTTCTTTTTCTTCCCCTGACCCAAGG